GAATATATGGGGCGGTGAGAGTACGATCGTGATGGATACGGTGAAGTCGTATCAGGCGAATCCGATGGGACAGGAGAGTTCGGACTGGGATTGGATTCATATTGATGAGCCGTGTCCGAAGGATATGTGGGTGGCGAATAGTCGTGGTTTGATTGACAGAAATGGAAGTGCGTGGTTTACGTGCACGCCGATCAATCATCCGTGGATCAATGATATGTTTGTACCGAGAGATCAGTTTCGGTTGAATAGTGGTGAGGTGATTAAGAAGGACTTGAATCACTGGATGTGTGTTGGGACGTCATTTGATAATCCGTATAATCCGGTCGAGGCGATCGATATGTTTATGGATAATCTGACAGACGCGGAGAAAGGGTGTCGAATTCAAGGAATTCCACTCGCGCTTTCTGGGTTAGTTTATAAGGAGTTTCACCCTTCGGACTCGTTGTATAGAGGGACGCCAAGTGGATGGGAGGGGCCAATGACGCCTCCGGAGAACTATACGATTCGACTCGCAATAGATCCACATCCTCAGGTTCCTCATGCCGTGTTGTTTGCAGCGACGAGTCCGGAGGGGATTGTGTATTTCTTCGCTGAGATTTTTCGGAAGTTGAGTGCACAGCAGTTGTGTGAAGCGATTCATGAGATTACGGCGGGTCGTTATGTGCATATTAATCTTTGTGATCCTGCGGCTTATATTCCCTCGAATATAGATCAGAGCGTTATGGCCGACGTTTTAATAGAAGGAGGTGTATTCGTTGAAAAGGCCAGTAAGGATTTGAGCCGCGGGATCATTACCACGCAGACTGCATTGAATGAGACGCTCACGAGTCCGTTGGGTGTGAAGTCGCGTAAGATTTTGTTTGGCGAACATTTGCAAGAGACGAGGTGGGAGTTTGATCATTATACGTGGAATCCCGCGAGGCCGAATAAGCCGATTGATAAGCATGATCATATGATGGAGAATTTGTATCGACTTGTGCTTGAGGGGTTAGATTATGTAAAACCTGATTCTGACGCGGAGTATATGTATATTTCGAATGGCGTTCCGCAACATAGCAAATTTACTGTACCACAAAATGGACGATAAAATTTTTAATGAATTGAATCAACAGACGATGACGGACTTTCACGTTCGTTTGTTGGAGCATTGTCGGACACGGATCAATCGTTCGCGTACGAAGATGAGTACGTATTTTGATGGTTGGGATTTGCGGCATAATACATATAAATCAACACGTGCTCAGGATAAACAAGATCGAAAGGCGAAGGAGGAGGGACGGCCAGAAAAGCAGGTGTTACCCTTTACGTATGCGAAGGTTAATACGTTCCAGAGTTTTGTTATGTCGTTGTACACGCAGCGACCCGGTGTGTTTGAACTCGAGCCGCAAGGTGGTGAAGATCAGGACTATCGGATTCTGGCAGAGAAGATGCTTAACTATGATATACGAACCAATGGATTTACGCGCGTACTCCGACAGCATGTTAAAGATATTGCGAAGTTTGGTGTCGGTATTCTCAAGCATTCGTGGGAAGAGGATTATGTGTATGTTCCGAAGGAGACGAGTGAGACAAAGACGATCTTCGGGATTCCGTGGAAGGCTGGGACGTCTAAGACGGTGGATAAGGTTTGCAAGCGGAAGGGGAACAAGGTAACTGCGACGAGTCCATATAACTTCTTGCCTGATCCGCGATATACGTTGGTTGATTTTCAGAAGGGTGAGTTTTGCGCCGACGAGTGCGATTACTCGCGTGGAGAGTTGCTGCGTATGGAGAATGAAAAGAAGGTCGCTGGCGTGGAATTTATCACTCCAATGCCGACGAATCTTTCATATTCGTTTGCGCCTTATTTGAAACGTTCGCAGCTCAATTGGGACAATCCGGAAAAGACTCCGAATATTGTGCGGTTGACGGAAGTGCAGATCAAACTCACGCCGTGTGATTTTTTGTTGGTTGACGGAACTCCGATGGGAGAGGAAAAGTTTCCAGTCTTGTTTTTGGTTTGGATGACGAATAGTTCTCGTATCGTTCGCTGCGAACCTATGGGTTACTTGCACGGTGAGTTTACATACGAGGTCGCGCAATATGACGAAGACTCGCATGAGTTTGTTGGTCAATCGCTTCCGGAGATTCTTGACCGCCTGCAGGAAACTGCTGATTGGTTTATGAATGCGCGGGTTGAAAGCGTGACTCGTACGATTGATAATCAACTTGTTGTCGATCCTCTCGGTGTGGAAATGGCCACGATCACGAATCGCTCGCGGGTGATTTTGTTAAAGAAAGGTGCGGCTCGCACGGGCGTTGATCGTTATATTAAACAGCTTGAGGTTCAAGACGTTACCGCACGGCACATGGAAGATATTGCCGGAATTCATGGTTTTATGGACACAGTGTCTGGTGTGAATGAAAATGCACAAGGCCAGTATAATGCGGGACGGCGTTCGGCGACTGAAGCACGTGTTGTCACGCAAGGTGCAGCAGCCCGTCTTAAAGGCACCGCACTTGCGATCTGGGACGCTTCGGTGGCAGCAAGCGGATATAAGATGCTTTTGAATCTTCGTCAAGGTTTAACTCCCGAAGATGTGATTCAAATTGCCGGGCAAGAATACGCGCAAAAGCCTGAGTTGATCGCGGCTTTTCTCGCAGATTCCGCGACCCTTGCTCGGCAAACTGATTTCTTTGTTTATGATGGCACACTTGCAAGTGAGAAAGCCTACCTCGCACAAACTCTCAAAGAACTGTTCCAAGAAGTTCTTGCACTCGGTCCGCAAGGTCTTGTCAATCTCGACATCTCTCCGAAACTCATCCTCGAAAACATTTACGAACTCCTCGGTGTCGGTGCAATCTCACAATTTGCACTTTCCAAAGATCCTCAGACTTTGCAAAACGCCGTAGCACAGATCGTCCAACAACAAGTTCAACAAGCAATACAACAATATGTCCAACAACTCTCAAGTGGTCAGGGTGCAGGCGGATCTGGACAAGGACCAAATGCGCCGGCTCCAGCAGGAACTGTATGATTTCAAAAAGACGTCTCTCTATCAACACTGGAAAGACCACTTTCAAACTCTCATTGACTCGACGATCGAGAACATTCTCGAGGTCGATCTCAAAGGACCAGAAACCCTTTATGCACGCGAAGGGTGGATAGGTGAAGCTCGAAGTGCGAGACTGCAAATCGGATGGTTTGAAGTTCTCGAACTCGAACTCGAACAACAACTGCGTGATCTGCAAACAACACAAAACGAATCCTAGATATGAACCTCGACGACCTAGACGATGACGAAATCATCGACGACTCCTCCAATCTCAATGCCGATGGCAATGTGATTGTCAAAGTGCCTGACGATGATGCGTCAACCACAAAATCGCCCGCATTCGATCCAACCTCTCTTGCGACTGCAGTTTCCGAAGCTGTTGCAACGCAACTCCAAGCACACGCCTCCTCGCAACCTGCACCGCAAATGACGCCTCAGCAACTTGCTGAGCACTATGCCATTTGGGATCCGAATGAAGGTTTCATTAATGGGCTTAATGCGTTGACGGACGCTGATGCAACACCTGCGCAGAAGAAGAAGATCTTCGAGGATATGCGGGATGGGATTATGCAGCAGGCGTTTCGTGCGTCGCAGTTGGTGGTGGCGCAGGAGACACAGAAGATGCGGGCTGAGTTGGCACCGGCGGTGCAGTATGCGCAACAGCGGCAAGCGAAGAATGTGATGAAGGAATTTGTTACAAAGTATCCTGCGTTGAATGGGCAGACTGAGTTGGTTGATGCGGTGATTGCGAACCTCGCGCAGCAGAATTTCAAGCCTAAGTCGAAAGACGAGGCTTACGAGAAAGTGGCGAAGATTGCGGAGAAGATCCTGCAAGGGGTTAATCCACAATTTTCGTTGAAAACCAGTGGCGGCTCTGGCGGGAAACCCGGCATGGCTAGTACTAATATGGGTGGTGTTGGTGGTGGTGGGAAACCGAATGCGCCAGTGAATGGCGAGAGAGGTAAACTTGCTGCCTTCTGGCAACGTTAAGTTGCGAAGTTAGTTAACAAAAGAAACAAAGAAACAAAGAAATATGGACCATGCAATATTGGGTTTAGTCAGTGGTAAGACTTTTACAGATCAAGCCTTCCACAATCGTAATAATCGCCGACGAATCTTTCATGATTTCCCGGTCGGCCAGTTCCCGTTGACGGGATTGCTGAGTTTGATGGACAGCGAAGAAACGGATTCGTTCGACTTTGGCTGGTGGGAGAAGCGCTTTGAAACGCCGCAGACGA